TTATCGAGGTTTTTTATCTTTAATTGGGTGTCCACCGCCGCCGTTCATTAGTTTCATTTCTGACTCTAAAGCAGCTGCAAAGTCAACTTTCTGATCCGTTGTTGGTTTTACTGGTTGTTTATCAACCCGTTTTAATTCATTTGTATTAGATAGGTTGATTGAATTATCAATTTTCATATTTAAACTCCTTTATTATTAAATATGGCCGCAAAATCTACATTACAGTTTCCATTTTTACAACAACCTCGTAAATTTACACTTCAATTTCAGTAAAAGGTAGTAGAGGTGCAGCACCTACTATGCGCCCATTCTCTACGTATACCGCGCCTGTTTGAACGCTATCACCTAGTACTACGCTTTGGCTGCTGTCGCTATACTCGACTAAGGTTGTGCCGTTTGTGTTTACTGAGACGATGGTTGCTATTGTGCGTTGGGTTTTATCGAGTACTGAGCCGAGTCTGTTTAGTGTGTTAGACATTGCTTACCACCTGTATTGTTTGGCTAACTGTAATAGCGCCTTGGTCACTGATACTTGCGTTAATTGTCATGCTGTCGCACGTCGCTTTAAATACTGAATCGGTGTAAGTGATACCAACTAACATACCTGGGCGAATTGGCGGTAAGTCGTCTAAAAGCTTGGTTCTGATCGTTGTATTTTGTTTCTTACCGCTGTTAGCCAGCTCACACGTTCCGCGCTGGCGAGCAGCTTGGTTGTGGGTGATTAGTGTGTCTACGACATCATTGGCAAACTGATCGCCAAGTGTACCCGCACGTTTGATTTTACACGCTACGCCTTGCTGCTCACCTCGTACAAATACTGCGTTATGCTCTTGGTTGATGGTTTGGCTAGTGCTGTGCTCAAGTATGATTGAATCGTTAAGTATTACGTCACAAATTGCATTGGCTGTGTCCCACGGCATTACGGGCCATGCTGGGACGACTGAGACAGTTTTAGTTGCGTCGTTAATATCGAGTATTGCGCCGACTGACTTAGCCACACTTAACAGTGCCGCAGCTGGGGTTAAATTGGTGTAGGTAAATGCGCCTGTAGGAATTGGGTAATCAATCATTTTATTATCGAGTGACCACCCCGTATTAACGAGTATGTCAGACATTATCCCCGCCAGTGTTTTAGCGGTTGGGTTGGCGTAGTTTGTAGCGCGAGCGTAAGGGTTAGATAGTAACGCAAAACGACTGCGACAACTTGCGCTGTAGCTTTGATTAGCAAAGCGGTTGCTAGTGCTTGGCTGCTCACAAATTACATAAAAGTCATAGCCATTTATTGAGATTTTAAGCTCTTGGCCCAGGGCGCGTTCAAAGTCGATACGTGAGCAAAATTTAATATTAGCTGTTGCGCTAAATTGGCCGCGAGATATAGAGTAATTAACGCTGTTGATTAGTATTTTTAAATCGTCTGAAACACGCACACAATTAATGGTTGGCTGCATGATGTATGTATTCCTAATTTGTGGCTCTATGGGGATTTTTCTATCAATGGTTGGTACGTCATCATCACCGCGAACAAGTCCGCCCGGTAAACCCCAGTAACACACTTTATCGGGGTTGTTAAAACGCATAACTAAGCGCCCACTGTTTACCCTTGCTGGCGCTGTGAACTCTAAATTCACATAGCCTTTAAACGGATGATTACGCCAATAGCAAATATATTCTTTATCGGTTTCACCGTAGTGTATTACCAGCTCACTTGACTCTAAAAGTGGCTTTACATGCCAATGCATCTCACGCGCTGTTTTGAGCAATTCTGAGCTGTTCCAAAGCGCTTTAAGCTCGGTTTGCTCAAAATCTAACTGAGTTAACCAGTTAAAATCCTTTTCGTTATATTCAATTGCTGTGATGATTTTATAAGGCATTTGAATAACGTTTGATAAATAGCCGCTGTTGCCCCATGTAACGCTATTTTGTGCTGTGACTAATGCGGTGGTTTTCCAGTCAAAACCAAATGCCACAGGGACTAATTCAGCGTTGCTAAAAGCAGTTTCAAACTCGGTTTTAACAGATTCTGTTTGCCATGCTAGCGCTTTACCTTGCGTGATTAATGGTGGGTTTAACCAGTTTAAATCCAACTCGGTACCAATATTCGCTTGCAAAAACGGTAGCGTTGGATCAACTGGCCCAGTGTCATCATGTAAACCAAAACGCATAAGCACAGGACTTATAAGGTTTTCTTTCAGCGCTGTGAATTTTAATATTGACATACAGTTTTTTTCATTAAGCTAATTAGCTATTTGATATGACTTCACGACTGGCTCAACCTCATCTATCACAGCAGGCATATAACCACCCGTTCTATCGAAAGCCATTATAATAATCGCGTTTTGGCTCTTAGCATTTAATTTAAACTTGCCAGCCGAATCAGTCATAGTGAAACTTTCGAAAATAAACGATGACTTATCTAACAGCCCAATCAACTGATTTTGACTTGCTGTATCATCTGAATTTTTTAGATCACCTTTGATTTCAAATGTACTTAACACCGATGAAAGTTCAAACGTTTGTGATAATGTTTTAGATAAGTCCATTATGATAATTTCCATCGAAGTGAGTTAAAAAATAGATAGCCATCTATAACTGAATAATTCTCAGGTATATCTATTGAGCTATTGTATATATATGGTGACTCAGTATTAGGAAGTCTTCCGACTAGCTGGCTAGATTCATTTTTAAATACTAGGTCAAGCCAAATTTTTCTGGTTAATGCTTGGGGATTGAGTTGTTTTTCCAAAGGAGTAGTTGGAGATATTGTATTTAAAATGCCAGTAGCCATTGTGTTTGGATCTAGCAATATTGGAACTTTAACTTTTCTGCTGAAATAAGATGTACCCGGCCTTAATAACTGAATACAATCATTGTCAAACCAATATGGATTATATCCAATAAGCGTATAAGCCATATCAAACCCAGCGCAGTCTAAACGACCGATAAATGATGCTGCCGAGTTATTTGATCCAACTCCTGTTTGCAATAGGTAAAACCATTCGCTAGTAGCAATTAAACACCATGTTGCTCCTCTTTTATCTAAGAACTGATTAGCTCCTTTATTTTCTGATATCCTTCCAGTCCAATCTTCGTAGTGAATAGAGCTAACAGGTGTTTCTATATCAGTCCATCCATCAATTGCGCCAATCATTGCTGCTTTACTTGTCAAATAGCTATTTCTAGCATCATCATAAAGCAAATAATACCAGTTCTGACTCGCGGGACTAAATATCATATTATTACTATCAGCTGAGATTTCATTAACTACCCAGCCTGCACCTAGTTTTTCACCATAACCATCGACTAAACACTTTTTTAATAACTGCAACATAGAGCCATTGTTTAAATCTAGCTGCGGTGCGCCGGGGTCGTCCCATCTATAAACTGTAACTGCTTGAGGCATAATTTAATCCTTATTTCCGCGAAATGATAAAGTTGAATTGTCACGCACTATTTCTGAGTGCCCGGGCGAGACTGAGCGTGTAACCATGGTTGGTTTACTTGCAGCTAGAGTCTCGAATAAGAACGCTTCGCCGGGGTTAAGTCCTGCGCCAAACGCCTCTTTACGTAAGATGAAATACGGTGCGCCTGCAAAGCTGTTAATGGGCGCACAGTCGTTTAGCGTGTCGCCGCTGTAAATGTTGCCTACCGACTCACCGATTACGTTGTAAGCGGTGGTTGATGTAAACACGATGGCCCAGCGCTGTGCTATTGCACCAATATTGGTTAGTTCAATTGGATATTGAGTTGTATTGATAGCGCTTGATGCAGCCGCGCCAAAATCACCAAAATTGTTTTGCCACGCGGCTAATGTGCGCTCGTCTTTTGTTTGCGCTTGAAAGTCACCAAGCACTTGCACACTGCTAACCGTTGCGCCTGCGGGATAAGCGCGGTTTAGCGGTGTTAGTAGGCTTAATTTCTCGCTGTCGATTGCGTCAATTAGCGCCAATTCTGATTGTATGGCCGTGATAATAAACGGCGGTGAAAATGCGCTTATTCCCGCGTTAATAGTTATATCACCTGTAACAGCATCGTAGCTGTAATTGTCATCAGTCACAGACCACAAACTTGCACCGGTGCTATCAACAATATCGATAAAATCAGCATCAGCTAAAACGTTAATCGTTTGGCCGCTTGATAACGTTGCAACGGCTGTGCGCTCGCGGTTTTGTACGCTAACAGGGTTAAACGTATGGAAAATTGGCACAGTGCCGTTATTTGGTAGCGTTGAAGTATCAAAGCCACCCGGCGGCGATGGTACTGTAGTTACTTCAATTTCGTTATAGTCAAATCGAATTGAGTCGGGCTTAACATCTTCACTAAATGCTAAATCTACATAGCCTGTAACACTTACTGTACCCGTGCAATTAGTGCCTGTGATATTACCGCTTAAATCGCTAGACGCTGAGAACGTGGCACCCGCTGCGGTTTCAAACGTAATATAAACCGAGTCACGCGCAAAGTTACTGCTCGGTAACTGCCAGCGCTTAGCATTGATTGTTAACGCACCTTTTTGAATTAATGCGCCAAGGTTTTCGGTTACTGTGCCGTTATAATCAACGCTATCAATTTCTGTGATTACGCCAGTATCATAATCAATTGTCGCAAACACATAACCGCCTGAGATAAAACGGCCTTGGCTATCGTCTTTATATACTGTTTCGTCACCCGTTTTTTTGAGCTTAGCCGAGCCTTTTAAAACGGTTTCATCAGCGCCCAATGTGATTACTGAACTCGTTGTAAATGAATGAAACCTAAAATCTTGGTTTGATACATAGTAAAGCGTAAAATATTGGTCTTTAGCCACGGCGGGGTTCAATTTTGCACAAGAGAATGTACCATTTTTATAAAGCAGTGAATTAAGTTCGCCAGTGCCAGCATTAATTTTAAGTGTTTTAACACCTCTTATCACGTTGCTTGGCTGATCCAAGTAGCTTGTGTCGTAATACCAGGTGTATTGATACTCACCATAAAATGTAGGCTCAGCTTCTAAAACATCATCAACACTAATGTTTATTTGAGTAATTTCACCGTAGCTTAAAATGCGCTTAGTGCGGTAAATACTAAATGGCTCTGAATCTGGTTTAAGTCCTATCTTTGTATTAACTGTGGTAATACTTGGCGTTAACGTACGTGTGATTGACTCTACTGTTAGCTCTTGCCCTTGTGCGTCAACTGCACCAGTCATTAAGCTAGTGCCGTGAAATTTAGTGCTAGCAAGCCCAAGATAAGGCAGCATTTCAGCGACTGTGTCGGTGTCTTTTAGGTCTTTAGCTTCAACGAGTAGCACGTTTACAAGCGGGTCGTCTGGTTGGTCGCTTAAGAATATATGAGCGTCTTGCAAGCGGCTTGAATCGTCTGTGCTAAGCGCTGGATATAATTTAACGAGATCAAATGATGATCGGGCATGGTCAATGTCACTGATTGAACTAAACACAGCGTTTAATTTACCGCTAACAATTGCATTGCTGGTGCGGTGGCCGCCAGCGTGTGGCTCGTTGCCAATGCGCTGCGGTTCAAATATTTTTAAATCGGTTCTTTTCATTATATTTCCTATTATAAAAAGCGCTTTAAACAGTTTTTAAACGTAAATTAATGTTTTGAAAGTGTGCAGGGGCGGCATCTGCAAAATGCGTATGCGGCGCGGCTTCAACAGCTTTTTGGCTGTGGTCCCACACCACATTAAACACAGTGCCGCGTATTGTTATTTCAAACGCGGTGAGGGTTGTTTGTGCATGCTCATGCAATGGTGTAAATACGCTAGCGTCTTCAAAATCACTGTATAAATAGATTGGGCGGCCTGCGGGTATCGGTGTTTTTTCAATGTGCTGCGCGCCGTTTAGTGCGCGTTCGGTTTGCTCGGCTACTGGCAAGTAATCAAACTCATTAAGCCAAACAAAGTTATCCAGGCTTTGTGCATTTATTACGATCATTGGGTGTTACTCAACTGTTCAAGTTTTTGTAAAAATTGCTCTTCAAACTGAGCTAATAAATTGGCGGATTGGCCGCCAGGCAATGCAAGTTCAAGGCGCACGGTTTTGCTATTGCTCGGCTGTTGGTTTTTAAGCATGGTTATCAATTCACGTACAGCAGTTGTAAGGCTGTTTAAATCGGCGTTAGATGCGTTATTGCTGGGCGTATAATTGTTTGTAGGCGCTGTATAGCTTGGCGTTGGTGCAGGCGTATACGTCTGTACTTGTTCAACTGCTTTTTGAGTGGTGCTTTGCGCTTTTATCGCTTGCTGCTGTGCGCTAATAGCTGCATTTAACGTGCTCTTTTGCTCACGGGTTAGGTATGTAAGCTGCTTATTGATTTTGTTGTATAACTCAGTCAGTGCTTTGCTACTGCTGGCGTTATCAATTTGGCCGCTGAATTTACTAAATTGTGTATTTTGAGTATCGGCATAAGCGCGGCGTTCGCGCTCTTCGTTGATCTCTTTTGAGTCTAAATCGTAAGGGCTGCGGCCGTTCTCTTCCTGATAATCTACTACGTCACTTACGCTGGCACGTTGCGATTGATTGTATTTATTTACACTGCTTGAGGCGCGATTTGCTGAGGCAGCAACACGTTCTAATTCTTCTTTTTGCTCACGTAAGCTTTTTGATGCTGATTCGTTCGCTTTAATTTGATCATTCGTGGCTTGCGTACCAGCTCTGGTTGATGCAGTCGCGGCATCTTGTGCGCCTTTAAAATCGCCTAGTAGATTATTTACAACACTTAACACATCGCCTAAGCGTTGCTTTTCATAGTTGTATTGCTGCGCTGTTAAATTGCCTGCTTGATAGCGATCATTTAAGCGCTCAAGTTCATCTGTTAAACGGCTATGTTCGCGTTGTAATTCACCTAAGCTTGCAAGCTCTAGCTGCTGAACGCGTGTTAAATCACTTGTTTGGTTAGTTAAGCGCTGCTGTTGAATGGTCAGCGCGGCTTGCGCTTGGGCTTTTTGCTCAGCGGTAGCCGTACTGCTCGCCATGACTTGCTGATTGGTTTTTATTGCGTCTCGGGTTTTCTCTAACTCGCGGGTAAAGCGGTTTACTGCGTCACTGTTTGTGTCAGTAACTGGCTTTAAAGCATTTGCTTTTTCAATGAGTTTATCGAGTTCTTTAGTTAAACCCAGTGCAGCAGCGGCGGCTTGAATGCTTGAGGGCACAGTTTGATCTGTTGCGTCTGCGGCGGCAATGGCAGCCTCAGCCCATTTTAAATAGGCTTGGCGTTGTACGGCTAATGGTTGCTCTGATTCTTGCATTAGCTCATAGGCTGCGCGTAATTTATTAGCGGTATCATCGAGCGTTTTTGATGATGTTAAACCTAACTCCGCATAGGCTTTTTCTACATCACCAGCAAATATTTTTTGACGCTCAAGTAATGCGCCGTGTTCTTCAAACTTTACTTTTAGCGCATCTAAAATGGCTAACTGGCCCTGGTACTGTTCACCAGCGCCGGCAATTGCAACACGGGCAGATTCTATGCTTTGTATAAAACCATCAACACCAACTTTTACACCGTCTAAGCTTGTTGCCTGCTGCTCTAATGATTGAATCGTTTTAAGGGCTTCGGGCAGTGATAGCGTAAGCAGTTCTTGGCGCTGGCGCTCGGCCTCTGTTGCAGCTGCTGTGGATTCGGCTAATTTACGTTGTTGGTATTCTAGGTTTACATAGCGCTGGGTGGCTTCGTCCCAAACTAGCTTACCGCTTTCTATCAATGCGTCTAATTCGGCTGAATTACGGATGATCAAACCCGTTGAGTTAGCCAGCATTTGTAATTCATCTGCTAATGCTTTGGCTTGTATTGCACTTGCTTGTTGCGACTTTCTAAGTGATTCCTCTGCCACGAGCAAATCTTTATACAGTAAACCAACGTCGATTAACTCGGTAATTAACCAGGTGTATAAACCTGCCTTACCTACGGCTTTAAGCGCAGTACTCCATTTAGTTGCTGCAATGCCTGCGGCGTTAGTTGCCACGGTGGTTGAGCCAATAGCAGCTGTGTAGGTTCTTAGTGATGCAATGGCCGTGGTTGCACCGCTGATCACACTACTAAAATAGTTACCCACTTTAAGCGCCAGCCACACTTTAGCAACAGTGGCTATTTCTTCGCGGTATTCATAAAGCGTGGTGGCTGCACCTTTAATTGCATTACCTGTACTTACGATTGTGTCGCTAATTTTTTGCGCCCATTCTTGCAAACGGCCATCTTTCGCCATTGCTGCAAATTCAGTATTAAGCGCGGTAATATTGGCTTTTAACCAATCCATTGCGCCGCTTTGCGCTATAAGGTTATAAAACTGCTCCATGTTGTCTTTAGCGTTTGACACTTGCCCACTAAAGAGCGCCATTTGTGCCGCAGCAGAGCCAGCACTTGCGCGACCCATTTCATCGATCAAGCCTTTTATTACATCACGGCCTAACTTACCTGCGCTTGATAGCTTTTGCAGCTCAACGGTGTTTTTACCCGTTACTTTTTCAAGTAGATCCCAAACAGGTATACCGCGCTCCACCATTTGTAGGATTTCTTCGCCCTGGAGCTTTTGTTTTGCCCACGCTTGGCCGACCGCCAGGCTGATACCTTCAACCTCTTGAAACCCGCCGCCGAGCTTTAATGCTTGGTCGGTAATGGCCTGCATGGTGCCATCCATTGGATCAAGGCCAAACGCTTTTAGTTTTACAAATGCCTGGCTTACTTCACCCATTTGTAACGGGGTGTTTTTAGTAAATTCTTTTACCCATGCTGTGGCTTTTTCACCGCCTGCAATGCCGCCCATAAGCGCCTGCATCTGCACGCCGAGCTTTTCAAATTTATCACCGGTGCTAAATACTTGGCTTACTGCTTGGGCTACACGATCAAACCCCACATAAGCCGCAGCCAGAGCGGTAACTTTACCAATTACGCCGTCAAGGCTTTGTGCTTGAGCGCGTTGGGCTGTAGTGCCTTGGCGCAGCTCATTACTAAACTTATCGACAGAGCGGCCAGATTTATCAAACTGGGCTGCTAAATCACGCTTGGCTGCACGCAGGTTATTAGTATCAACATCAGAGCGTTTAAGGGCTGTTTGTAGTGCAGCATGCTTACTCGTTTGCTGGGTAAGCTCGGTGCGCATTTGGGTTAGGTCTTTCTCAGCGGCTTCTAATGAGCGCGCGAGTTGCACAAATGGCTTATCAGTGTTTTTAGCTTCGGTTTGTAATTGGTCGAGGGCTTGAGCTGCCGCCGCTGTGGCTATTTCTTGTTGTTCTAATTTTTGCTTTGACTGCTCAAATGCACGTATTAGATCAGCTTGATTAGCTAATCCGTCTAATTCGTTGGCAAGCTTGCCTGCTGTTTGGCTGGTTTTTTTTGCACTGGTATCGGTTTGGTCTAGTGATTCACTGAGTTTATCAGCAGCAGGATTAGCCGCATCGGCGCTTTGCTCAATGTTACGCAGCTCTTGAACCAGCTGCTCAATATTTTGCTTGCCTGTAGCTTCGGCAACTATGCGTAGGGCTAATTCGAGGGTTTTATCTGCCATTGGTTAACTCAGTTTTAAACGGTGTTTAAATGGGGAATAAAAAGGCTCAAGGGCTGAGCCTTTTGGTACGAGGTAATTGATTAAGCGTCTAGCTCGTCAATGTAGAATGGTTCGTCTTTGCCATTTACAAGCTTTGCTGTGCCTTCAAGTGCAGCACTTACAAACTCACTGCCGGCTAAATCAAGCTCTTTAGTTGGCATCATTGAGGTGTCGTAAATTTCAAAATTGACTTGCTTACCATTGGCTAAGTTGGTGCCTTCACCAAAAATACGTAAACGTGTTTGTGACTTAGTACCGCCTTTAATGCGCTTACCACTGCGCGCGTTATAACTGCCTGTAATGGTAATACTGCCACCAGCGGCTAATGAACCACCTTTAATTGAACGGATCATACCGAGTGCAAAGTTAAACTCGTAATCAACGCCTGCGACTTTAGTTTCAGTGGCTTGCTTAACAACGACGTTATCAGTAAAGTTTTTACCACCAACGGCAACCCACGACTGATTATCAGGTAATATCACTTCTTTATCTGTTAACGTACCCGCCGCATCGTTAATGGCTGCAACTTCGCCCATTAATGCTAAAGCCACCATTTCGGCAGGTTGGTCGTCAAACTCCCACGTAATAGCCGCTGGCTTAGCAATTTTTACATCATCCAGGGCTTGGCCTTTGCTGGCCTTTTTATTTGATGTACGGACGACTGAATCCGCCTCAGTTTTAATACCAAGCTTAGTGGTGTTAATTGGGCCAAAAATTTGGCCTGTGCTTACGCCTTGTTCGTTTAAGCGATCAACAAAAATATTGCCCGCTAGTAAAATACCGTCGCTCATATTAAAGCGCTCCTTTAAGAGTCATTTGACATGTAAAAGCCAGTGGGTAATACGCATGGCCTTGGGTGAATTGTGGTTTAGCTGGGGTGTTTACTCTTAGCCATGGCCCCGTACCATTAAGTACTTTGCCCGCCATAGCGCGAATAATGTTAGTTAAGTGCTCGCCTGCGTTATCTTGCTTACGAACAACTAATACAACTATCCATGTTTGCGTTAGCTTCATTAAATAGCCGGCGTTTTTACTCTCTGGTAAATTATCGCCGTAATACATTAAGTGAAGGCTGGGTGTTGTTTGGCGGTCTTCCTTGATGTCTGCTAGTTCATCACTCAAGTAAACGCGCTTAATGCCTGGCACTTGTTCAAGCGCCTGTTTAAGCGGGTGCTGAGCTGCAAAGTAGTCAGTGGTAATTTCAAACATCAGATAAATCCCTTTGTTTTTTCTCGCGCAAATACAGAGCCAGCACTTTGTATTGTGGCTGTGTCTTGTACTTTGGCGTCTTGGCCTAGTGCGTCAACGCCTATACTTAGCTCACCTTTTGCTACTGACATTAAAAATTTAATTGCGTCCTTGTAACGGGTTTCTACATGCTCAGGTACATCGTTAGTGCCGAGCTTGTAGCGAGCAATATCACAACAAAACTGCTCAAGTAGGTTCGGAACGGTGACAAGCGGCAGCTCATAACGCCCAGCTAAATAGCCGTTAATTACGTCGCTTGCATCGTTTATAGCCTGCTCAATAACTGCGGTATTAATTACATCAACGGGGCCATCTTCGCGCTCACTTAAATAGATAAGATCACGTTCACCAAAACGTTGTTGCATTGCGGTTATTGTTGCGTAAGCCATTTACTCGCCCTCGCCTGCTTTGGCTAATTCATCTTGTAACCAATACCAAGCAGCATCACGATCAGCAGCTGATACCTTAACCTTAATTACTTCACCTTCGGTTTCGCCTGGCGCTTCGTAAGTCAAATCAGTACAAGCAGGGATACGTTCCATTTGTGCATCAATCATTAATGCAATAACGGGCTGTAGTTCTATTGGTGCTTGGGTGTAATCAACGTTTGCATAGAGCAAAGGGTTGTCTAAATCTGCACCCAGGTTATTTGCGTCCAGCTGTGGGTTCTGCGCAGTACTCGCATCGAGCGGTATAGCTTGCACCGATAAGCGTGGATCATTTTCAATTGCATCAAGCTGCTCTTGATCAAGACCATCGGCGGGGATTTCATTTTTACCTTGGTTGAAACTGAGGCCAGCTCGGCGGTAGCCTGTTGGCTGCATGCAACTGACAATAACAGCAGAGATAAGGCTGAGTTTAAGCGTTTTTGCCATTTCATTATTACTCCTGGTTTCAAAGTATGGGGCTATAACGCCCCGTACTTATTAGGGTTTAACTATTGATGGGATTAAAGGTAATCAGCGACTAATAGCTCTAAACGGCCTTTCAGTTCGTTTGAGCTGTTTGAGTCAAGCTCACGCTCTAACATACGTGTAGCTAGCTTTTCCATGCTGGCAGGAACAACTAACATGGTTGATTTAATACCGAGCTTACGGCCACCGTCAGCTGTAAAGCTGCGCATTTTTTCAATGCTGTTCCATAAATTATCTGGCGTTAACGCACGTTTATTAGCAAAGGCAAGCTGCCAAAAACCAAACCCTGCGGCATCACGACAATCAACGCCGTAACGGTACTGTTTAGAAGTAAATACCGCCTCGTCATCAACTTTGGTCATGGCAAGTAATTGTGGTTTTTTACGTTCTTGAAAAATAATCGGCTTAAGGGCTTTTGAGGTGTCTAGCACAAACCACGGCTCCCCCTCGTAAGCAACATCTTCGGCCATGTTCGCTGTTGATACTGCTGCGCCAGTGCCGTCTGCATTTGGTGCTACTGGGTGGTCAGTATCAAAAAAGTTTTGTCCGTCGTAGCACAAGGTTGTAAAACCCGCTGCGAGTAATTCAAAACACATTTCATCCGGGTGAATTGCCGCCGCGCTGCCCATTTCTTTAAAGATTGGGGAATACACGCCTAAGTTATCGTCTTCAATGTCGTTGCGGTCTACGCCTACTGTTGACTCGTAATCGTCATTGGTAATGGTATAAGCGTGCGCTTTCATGCTTTGAACATTACGATCACCCACCCATTTAGCCAGACTTGGGAACTTGCCCAGCCAGCCATAGGTATTACTGGCCGAGGTTGATTTAATTACACTGGCAATTTTTGTAAATTGCGGTGTAGCTTCTGATTTACCTGCTTCAAACTCGGTTTTAAAACCAGTAAATAAAGCGGTTAATAATGCTGGGGTCACTAAAGCCATTAGTTTTGCTCCTGTTTAGCTTTGGCATAAGCAGCATGAGATAGACCTAGTTGGTCTGCGGCATACTTGTCTTCTGCGGTGAGTGCTGCTAAGCCGTCTTTGTCTTGCTCTGGCTTAGGTGTATGGGTGGTTTGCTGAGCGGTAAGGCTTGCAATCGGTGAACGGGCATCTAACACTGCTTTTAACGCTGCAACGCCCTGCTGATTACCTAACGATGTTAAATATTCAACTTCTGACGCAATAATACGGCCGTCTTGCTTGGCTTTATTTACTTCTTGCTCAACCGATTGCGTGGCGCTGCTGCTTTTAAGCGCGACCATTTCAGTGTGCAATGCGTTATAGGTTTCTACAGGCACGTACTTAGCTAAATTAACTTCATTAGGGCTATTCGCTTTAAGTGCTGCAACGGCGTCATTAGCGTTACTGAGCTGGGTGGTGAGCGTGTCGGCTTCGTCGGCCTTGGCCTTCAAAGCGGCGAGTGCTGTTGTTGCTTTGGTGTAATCTGCATCGGTGACGTTATCACCATCCACAGTGACACCTAGCAAGCTCAGCAATTTTTGAGCTGCGTTCATGGGTGTATCTCCATTGTTAACATGGGTTTTAGAAGTCTTTAAAACGGCGACTTTGTCCATACCATCAACCGCAGGGTCGTTAGTCAGGGCAAAGTGGCGTAATTTGGTTGGGCGGCCCGTTTGTTTGTCGTAATGAAAAACAGGGCTTATAAAGCGGTACTCGTCGTTTTTTAGGTGTGCGCGGGCGCTGGGTGTCCAACGAACGTTAAGAGCATAAAGCCCCTCGCCTGGTACATACTCTAAATCGCTTGGGTTAAACCAACCGCTGGCAGGGGCTGGTTTGCCGTTTTCTTCGGCGTTTAGGGTTTGGTGCTCGTAGTCAAAATGGTAATCGTTAGTGCGGGTGCTAGCTGTGCTTTTTAATAGCTCAAATGCTGCTTGATCAAGTAACCAGGCATTGGCAGGTACGTCGAACGGGCGGCCATCGTGTGATTTAAAGTGACCATCTGGCATCACCATTACGCGCTCACTGATACCTTGCTCGTTTATTTCGCTTGCAAAGCGGCACGCAGCAAACCCCAAGTTATTCGGGTGCTGAGCGTTTAATACTACAAGTGGTTGTGGTTTTTTAGTCGTCATGGCTGAACACAGGTTTTAAAAATCTGTGTTCAGTTTGGTATTTAAGGGATGTTTGTTGGCCGTGCGGTGTTTCGGGAAAAGCTTACATTAATTCGTGCTTAAATCTGCTGAAGAGTTAGGTTAGACAATGTAGTCTCAAGTTAATCTATTAAAACTGTTTAAAAGGTGTTTAAAATCGCTCCTAAGCACTTAGTAATAAATTTTAAGCTATCTCTTTGAGGTATCATTAAGTTTACCTTAAAACCAGCAGGAAGCCTCTTCAATATAATTTTCAATAGATTTGGGATCATTTTCTTTTTTAAGCAAATTTAGTAATACACTAACTTTTTTAATTAGCTCAGAATCTGAGCTGTAGGCTGTTAAAAAATTATAAAAGTCAGTTAAATACTTTTCCAAAATATTATCTCGATTTTTTCTAATAAAATAACCATGTGTTCTGACTAAATGTTCAACTTCATTTATAACAAACTCAAAATGATATCTACCTAAAAAGTTTTCTACACTTTCAAGTTCTTCTAAATAAAAAGTAATTAGTGACAGCTTGCCTATAACAATTTGCTCAATTCTATTTGCGTTCATTTTTATTAGGTAAGTAATTGAGCTATCTTCTTCATCACTTGTAAACCAAACTAAAGTGGCTTTGTTGATTTGAGACATTTTACGCTCTTTGTTGTCTACTTCTAGAGATAAACAGGTATTCAAACTTCTGCTTAAGTTATCTAACTGATTTAAAATGTGTGTTTCTTTAGCGCTTCTCAGGCTTGATTTAATTTGAGTTTCTAAGTGCTTATTCTGTTCTAAACCCACTTTAATTAGTTTTTCCGAATGTAACCTTTGCTTTTCAGACTCAGAAAATTGCAGCTCTTGGGCTGCTTTGTTCAGCTCCAACTGTTCTAAATTAATTTTTGCTGTTTTTTCTGCAGAAATAGCAGCTTCTAAACCTGCTTTTTGCTGCAATCTAAGTGAATAAATTAGAATTAAAATGGAGCAAAATGTTAAAAGTGGATTTAAAAGCCCACCAAAGAAATCGCCTGTTGCCCCCCAATCTGCCAGTGATTTAGCCGGGCCAACACCAAAATAACTAATAAATACCCCTACGATTAGTGAAATAGGAATCAACAATAAAATCAATCCTAACAATAACTTACTAGACATCGAATTATCCTTATTCAAAATCACGCCTCTTTACCCTTTGATTTATTTTCTTGTTCAGCATCTTGCTTACGACTCACATCCACTTTTTTGATAAGCTCCATCATTAATTCTTGCGTATTTAAGGGGAAGCTTTCTTGCTGAGCTACATTAGTTTGTCTTGATGCAAAAATCCTCTCAGCTATTGAGATTTTAAGTCTATTTTGATCTTCTTCAGGTAAGGAGGAAATGTATGGAGTAATTACTTTTAGGTCTAGTGCTGTCCGATGATAATTATATTGTTGCTCTCTATGCTTAGCAGATTCTCTCGAAAGGTAAGCAGCAGGTATTGATAGAATAAAAACTAACACTGTTCTGAATATCGAGCTTTCCCAATCGAAACCTGAATCTGTTGAATCATAAAATGAATAACAAACTATACCTATTATTATAATCATACACCCAATCGAGCCATATCTTAGTCCATTAGCTGCTTTTCTTTCGTGTAAAGCACTTGTATCGAAATCTTGGGCCATCGTACGATTAGCTGATTGGCCTAAGAGATCATCCATTTGTAAACTTTTGGAGTTTAGATCTGCTATAGTGCTATCAAATTTATCCCTAAGAGTTTCAACTTTTAAGTTTAATTCTTTTAACTCTTGTTCAGCTGCGGCTTCCAAACTATTCACTGATGATTGATGACTTTTAAACAGCTTATCTGTTTGTTTATTATACTCATTAAGCTTTAATTTCAACTCACCTTCTATAGTATTCATTGATGCAGTTACAAGTTTTTTTTGAGCTTTAGAGAAATTAAAACTATCAGACTTGTCTGACGCGTTAAAAGCACTTATTAATATATTAATTTCTTTTGATAACGAATTAGCAATTGCCTTAGCATGGCGTGAAAGTTCATGATTTTGTAGGTATGAACCCATGAAAATTTCAAAATAATTCTCTAAATTGTGTATATGATCTGCAATTTTTATAATACTTAATTCTGGTTCTAATAATGAGTTTTCCAAATAAAGTGAGCGAACATCCACCTTATTTAAAAATGAATCATCCATTCTCTTTATTGCCTCAGAAACATCATAATTAAGTGCTTCAAAGCTAAGCTCTAACCCACTGACCTCTTGTTTTACAACACTAAAATCACGAATAGCCCCATCTTTCCCAACCATCTGACCGAAAATTTCATTTTTTAGTTCTATATAGCTTTCATTAATTGACTCTATAATTTGAAAAACTTCTTTTACTAGCATGATTCCATTCCTGATTATTTTTATTTTAAATTTGCATCTATTCTACATAACTTTGTCTAGATTAAACTAAAAAGTCACTCAATATCTCAATCACTTCTTTCTCATCATCCTGTGACAACCCTAAAAACGGCCTTGCTGGTATGGCGGCTAAACGTGGGATCATATCGCTGGTGCCACCAAATTGATGAATAGCGCCGTATTCCATATTTGTACCAAACTCCAACGATTCATCACCTACGTTATAAGCGAACGTGTCGCGTAGTATGTCGTTTAGCCTGAGTATTTTATCTTTGTTCTTTTTTTTACTCTTGGCGTAATCTGGGCTAAGTGGCTGCCACGGTTCGCCATTTGGGCTGCGTTGCTCGTCAAAGTGATCGCGATGGGTCAACATTAAATGTTCGCCCACATTGCCAAGTGCTGGGGCTAAGTTATCTAGGTTCTTTACCAACTGGGTAAGCACATCGCTTACAGCGGTTGCGCCCTCTGTGCTTATTTCAATACGCGCACCAGCCATTACACTAGCCCTTCGTCAAATGCTTGCATGTGAGTTTGCTGGTCCAGCCCTGCAATAAGTGCTGGCAGTAAATCAGCAATTTGGTTAGCCTCTTGCCCTTTAGCTTGTTGCTCTAGCTTTGCAAATTCGCGGCATGTTTGTAGTGTGTATGGGGTTTGCTGTAGTAGCTGCTGTGCTTGCTCTATTAATTTCATCGTCTTTTATCCTGTGATTTAGCGGCATCTTTTACTAGTTGGTCTATCCAGCTTACAAGCTCTGGTTGCCATTTTTTAAGCTCTTTACGAGCAAGCGCCCAGGCTGTGAATGTCTCTGCAAATTGCTCGTATTTATTCACTGCACCGTAATAGGTAACGGGCAAGGCATTTTTTAATAGCTCTGGCGCACCTGCGTAATAGTGTACTTGGTGGCCAAGTTCGTGCAGCCAAGTTGACACTAAACTATGTGCTTGGTGTTTATCTAGTGAATCTGCATTATGCGAAATAGTGTGATCACGTTTTATTGTTTCACCGTGCCAATTATACGGGTATTCACCTTTGTTGTTTGCTGAGCGCTGCACGGTAAGTGCAGCACTGTCTTTTAGCGCTTGCATATCAACTTTAGCTAAGTTTTGGGCGCTTTTCACTTTTACAACTATGTGCTCATACCCTACAGAAGTAAAACCCCCGCAGTTTTTAGCACCGCGAATGCTGTATTGCATGCGTGCATAAAATTCATCTACGCCTAAGTACTCGCCTACTTCACTGCGTATAGCGGCATTTGCTTTAGAGCCTGCACTCATTTGGGTTTGATTTACAAATACGGTTTTAGTTTTTTTGGCTGTTAGAAAGTCGTTTAAGCCTTCAAGTACTTCACTGTCTAGCTGGGCTAGTAGCGGATCAAGCTTTAGTGCTGTGACGTTTTTAGCGCTGCTATAAGCCGATGGTACAATGCGGGTAGCTTGGTAATCCTCTATGCGCTTAGCAAGCGGTGGCTTATCTGCTATTTGCTTTTTAACCTGGCTTGTTAGCTGGGCGGTATTTTTGGGGGTGTAGTCAAAGCCCGGATCAATGCCCAGTGGTAGCTCAAACTCTTCGCCCGTTTTTTTATTAGTCCAACTATAACTACCGTTATCGGGCGCTGTGCCTACGGTTAGGCCACGGCGCTTAAGCTCGCGTTCGCTTAAGCTGTATTTTTTACATTTGCAGCCCCAGCCATTACTGGGGCTGTGGGTGTCCCACCATGGATCATCAACCGGTAGCACCATGTTATTCCATTTCAAGTGTATTACGCGCGGGGTTTCGCTATCGCCGTGCTTGTATAACGCATAAGGGCGTGTGGCTTTAAGCGCTTGTATTTGCCCCTCACGTCCTGCGTTATAGGCTTGGCGTATATTGGTTTCGTATATTAATTGGCTACGCCATGCGGGCTGGCCGTTATGCTCCCAGCCGTAACGGGCTTTGATGTTATTAAATTCGTTTTGAAACCAGCCCAGGCTTTTACCTTCGCTTATGGCTTTATCTACCGAGGTGTAAAAGTCGTTTAGCATGTCGGCTTTGGTTACGCCTGCAACCATAAACGCGCGGTTATGAGCACTCTGCCATACATCATCCCAGCTATTGCTGGGTGTATTTAGCTTTTGCCGAAAAAAATTGATGCCATCGTCAAATGGCAGTGAGCCATATCTAACAGCCATCTAACGGCCCTCATCCACTTCTAGTGCGCCTAACAACTCACTTGCTGCCATTGCCTTTGCCATTATCTCAGTAAGGCCCTCTGTGCTTATTTGTGGCTCTAATTCAAGTATGCCGTCGCGTATTTCTTCTAAGCTACTGGCATTTTTGACCAGCTCAGTTACCGCATCGCTCATGCTATTTAAGTGTGTTTGTGCTTGTGCGGCAAGCTGCTCGGCCACTAAGTCGGCGTTGTCTTTTTGCGGTGCGGTTTTGAGTGCAGCAAAGCCTTTTAAAGCGGTTTGTGGTTCAGATGGGGTAAGGCTGAGTATCGCCTCTCCCTTTTCAGGCAGTGGGATTTGGGTTTTTTCGCTCACCCATTTTGCGGGTATTGGATAGTTGACCTCGGTCAGTATTTTGAGTGCTGGGGCTAACTGGGCAATGTCTTCGGCTTCGCTGGTGTCGAATTTAAAGCGCGGTATACGGCGTGCGCCTGAGTAACTTTTAGAGTTAAGCGCATGCATTGGGTAAATAATATCGCGCGTTATGGTGTTCGCTACTTGCTTTAAATCGCTTTCGGTTATGTCGTTTAGTACGTCCATGTGAACATTACCAAGGGCGTTAGTGCTAGTTTTACCGTCGGCTTGGCTGGTAAGCGTTGCGCCTAATACCGCTTTGCTTTGAGTGGTCTCGCACCACTTGATCATGGCTTCAAATGGATCTGATTGACCGTTAGCAGCATTTTGAAATTCAATTTCCATGCCTTTAGGAATAATGCCGCCTGCGTTATGGCCGATGCTAAGCACGGCACGTAACAAAGTTGCTTTTTCGTCATCACTTGCGCCATTTGGGTACTTACCTAAACGCAGTGGTAAGCCGTAAATCTCTAGGAACTCAGCAAGGTCACGGATTGAATAGTTTTTAAATAAGTACGGCCATGCCACCGTTGACGTTAACCCAGTGCGGTGAATATACCCTGATTTACTGCGGTGAATATGCGCGCACCAGCCAAACGGGTTTAACGCTTGGCCTGTGTAGCTGTTGTCGCGCAGCATTAACTGGTTGCGGTTATCTGGATGGGTTTGGAATAAGTTTTGATCACGAAACTCATAACCGGTAATAATATGCTCGCCGCTATCAAACGCCCAGTTAAGCTCGTTACACGAAAACGATTTTAGTATAGCGTCGCTACAATCAAAGATTAGATCCTCTAACCAAGTGGCATCTTCTAGTATTTCTTGTATTGCTGCGGCGTCTTTTTCTTCTTGCTCTGTTGCGTTACGTGGCGGCTCTACTGACCAATCGTATTTAAGCCAGCCTCGGCGGCGTTTGGTAAGCTCACTAAATAGGTGGCCGTCTTTATCTTCCATGTCTTTGGCTAAGTCGGCCATGGCCGCTAAGTTACCTGCGTCGGCATCTTTAAGTAATTGCGCTAACTTTGCAGGGGTAAGCGCCTCGCTTGGGTGCTCAGCAAATTGGCGCATTAGCATGCCCACACGGCTATCTTGCTCGGTTTGGGTTTGCTTAAAGTCGGTTGATTTAATCGGGTTGCCGTGAATATCTACTATTTGGGTCATGGGTTTACTCTAACTTTAATGATGGGCTTAATGCTTAGTACATATATATCAAGCGTTAATGTGTGTTGGTGGGCCTTGGCTAAACTGGCGGCTGTTATATCTAATTGCTGTACTTGGGCGGTGAATATCTCTTGATAAACCACCCTAAAGCGCCGCGCTACCATGCGGCTTTACGATCACTTGCAAAATCGTCGCTGTGGTCTGGCCGCATGCTATTTACGTTTTGCTGAGCTTTACTAGGTAGTGGTGTAAATTCGATTGCGCTGCCATCCATTTCTGCGGCGCGAATTAGCATGGCTATTGATACCGCGCTATCACCGTGGCGTTTGTTGCCATCGCTACCGGTGTTTTTACCCTTATCTACCTGTGCAATGCCGTTTTTAAGTTTGATTTGGCCTAAGTCGTCTAGTACGTCCTGGTCTTTTGGTAGCGTTATATTGTCGGTTTCAAAATAGTCTTTTAGTTTTGGCATCCACTCGCGATACCAGGCTTGCGATAAATGCACACAATCAACTAGCTCAGTGCCATAGTTAAGGCTGGCAGCTTCGGCTAAGTAACCGCCATTACCTGTGGCGTCAAAGGCAAGGCCACGTAATTTTGGTAAACGGTCACAAATATACAGCATGATTTGCTTTTGCTGCTCGTAAGTTACGTTGCGCAGCTCAACCATAAACGGCACGGTTAGGCTGGTGTCTTGGTTTATTTCACCAATACTGAATACGGATAAATCGCCTTTACGGGCGAAATCCTCACCAAAGGCGTGAGTTAGATCAGGATTTAACCTACTTATAAGCTCGTCAATATTTTGCTTACACCAAGTCGCTACGTCTTTTACGCGCTGCTCTTCGGTCCAGCTTTCAAAGTCGGTGGGCGCTTCATAACGTAGTACTTTGCAGTCATCACTTAAGGCACGTTCGCGCAGGCGGCGGCTTAGGTATTGGCCTGCGCCTTGGCTTGGTACGCAGTAAAGCTCCTCGTTAGCGGCATCCTGTGTGGGGTAAAAATCAACTTGATTAGCAAGCCATGCGTCTTCTTTGGCTTGCGTCCACTCTTGCCCACTCACTAAACAAATACGTTTATAAAGCCCATGCCTAAGCGCTTTATCAATAGGAATATGATGCACGGAGTACTTTTTAAGACCGCGCCGAGCTTGGGTAATTAGGGTGTTAAATAGGTTATCTACGCCGTTATGGGTCGAAATAATACGTACTCGCCCGCCCCACATTGTAAGCGCCATCGCGGCTTTTAGTACTTCATCTAGCTTGTCGTGGAATGCGGCTTCGTCTATTACTACGTTACCTTGGCGACCACGTAAGTTGCGCGGGTTTGAGCTTAGCGCTACTATTTTTTTACCGGTACTTGGGAATTTAATTTCAAAGGTGTTGATTGATCGCTTGGTGCCGTCTGGGTCTTTTTCTTCAAATATGCCCTCTTCTACTTCGCCCATAACCATGTTGAGCTTTTGCGCCCAAAATGCACAGGCATCTATAAACTCCTTAGCCATTTCTTTATCTGAGCCAAGGTAATAGGTGTTTTGTGCGTTTGCGGGTGCAGCTGCGCTTAATACGTCGTCTAGCGCTTCGGCAAAGGTTAACCCAGTACGGCGAGACTTTTCGGCAATTTTTACTATTGCATCGTCTTCCATCCATGCTTTTTGATAACCAAAAAGTATGTCTGTGCCCATGGCAACCGCTAAAGAACCTGCGACTTTGCTAAGCGGTAGTTCGTTAGTTTGGGTAATACTTTGCGCGGTGCTAGTCATGCTTTAGCCCTAATATATCGCGTTTGAAAAAGGCCAGCATGTCGTCTGCGGTTTGCGGTAAGTTTTCGTTTTTAACCTTTTGGTCTAGGTCTTTAGCGAGCTTTTGCGCATAGGCTTTTTCTATTTCTTGCTGGCGTTTGTGGGCGGCCATAGCGGTTTGCTCAAGGCGCTGAGCTGCGAGCATGGCGTCTTTTATGGTGTCGATGTCTACCGCTGCATCTTCGTCGGGGTTCATCATTTGCTGCTGCATAGCGCGGAACAGCTGAGAACGGCCCATTTCTAAAATAAGCTTGGTGGTATCGCCTGTGGGCTTATCGCCAAGCTCGGCGGTAAGTGCTTTGGTTGACTCGCGTAAATCGCGTAGCTTTTGGCCTATGGCTTCGGTTTTTTGGGCATGGCGGCTTAAGCCACTGCGGCTAATAGTTGCACCCTCGTCTAAGCCTGACTCGATGATCAAGGTATTTACGGCATCAAGTATTTCGCCCTGACTAAAGCGCTTATCGCGTAGCATTGAGTCGAGCTGCTTTTTAATATCTTCGGGCAGTAAATCAACTTTACTGGGTTGGCCTCTGCGGATTGACTCGCTCATAGTTACCCCCGAGGCCCTGGGCGTTTAATGCCAGGAACAACACTTATGCCCTCAGCTACGTCTATGCCTGATTGCGTAATACGGGCAACCCATGTGTTTTCTGTGAGTTTATCGAGTGTTATATAGCCGTTTTGCTCTAACCAATTGAGTAAGGTTTTAAGCTGATCACGACTACAACCCAACGCATAGCGCTGTAGCACATCAGCTAACATACTGCTGTTAGCGCCGTAATCGGCGGATTCTTTAAGGGCGATTAAAATGCTAATTCGTTGATGTTCGGCTTGAACTTGTAACATTGCCATGATGGTTTTTTCCTGTAGTAAATTATTGTTGGCTTAGCTATCGCTGCTGCGCGCGCCTCTAAGTTCGTTTTCCATTAGTAGATCAGTTAGGCGTTTTAGGTCGGTTAGCTGGGGATTTAAGCCGTCAATTTTGCCGCTGACTTCGATCAAGCGTTTATCTAGCTCGTGTAGATCTTCTGAGTTGGGCAAGTCTTCAATGGTTTTCTCGACAGCGCTTAAACGGGTTTCTAACGCTTTTGAAATATCTTCATGTGCTTTCTTAGTAACAAAGGTACTGCGCAGCCAAGCCAATGCAGCGGCCCCAACTATGGCAATACCTACCGTTAAAATGGCTTTGTACCACTCCAAAATAAAATCCATGCTAAGCCCTGTAATGCTGTTGTTGTATTTCGATGAGTGATTGGCACTCAACACAGGTACTACAGTTTTTAACCGCTTTACGCCGCGCTGAGGGGATTTCAATCCCGCACTCTTGGCAATGCTCAAATGCTGCACCTGGTTTTTTGGTTTTTTCACGATGTAGTGATAGCGCAGCATCTAACAGGTGTTGTTCTATTTTTTGCGCATCGTCAAATTTGCTCAATTTGGTTTCCTTACTTTTTCAATTACGTTTTTAATGCCTTGCTTAACGCCCGGTGCAGCTTTTTCAACTGAGCGGCCAATTACATAACCACCAATACCTAGTTGCAGTAAGTCCCATGCTTGCTCTGATAATCGAAACGCCAACCATCCGAATGAGTCAAAGCACACCAGCACTAAGAACGTCAACATGGTGATTGGCCGCCAGTTACGCTGTAACCAGCTTTCGCCTTTGGCCTCGGCGGTAATAATTTGCGATTGCGCCTCTAGCACTTTGCCTTGTAGCTCAACAATTTTGCCCTCAAGCTCTAGCACTTGGCTTTGCGCCGTATTTTCGATGCGCTTGAGTTCATTGGTAACGATTTGGCGTTCTTCGTCGTTGGTAAAGAGGTTGTCAATTAAGTTGGTGACAGGCTCGACCACGTTAAACCAGTTGCTAATTGCCATTTACTTGCTCCTCACCAAACTTTAATTGTCGCTTGCGCTCGTTGGTAATTGCCTTTTGCAACGCCTGCCAAACCTGTTTAGTTTTGGGGTTGCTGTTTAACATTTTGTTGGTAAATGACTCGGGGTGCTGTGAGTTGTATTTTTTACCGGTGGCCTCTTCGTAACTTGGCTTAACTACCTGCTGCTCTATTTCGCTAAACACTAAGGTAAGCGCTAGCTCTTTAATAACGGTGTTTTGCGCTGTGGTAAGCGGTTTTACTTTAGCGACCATTAGATTCTCCAAAACGCTTTTTGAGGGCTTCGCGGGCGTTTTTATAGCTTTGCTGGCCGTCTACGCGCAGCTGTATGTCGATGGATCTAACTGATTGCCAGCCTTTGTTAAAGTGGCTTTGCATAGTGCCGCAGTGGCTGTGCAGTGGGATTTTGCGCGGATCGAATGGCATGTTGTGCATACGTGCATCAACCTCTTGTTTCATGCGCTCATCACGACCTTTGCGATATGACCACTCCCAATTGCTGCCCATTTAATGCACCTCTAACAGCTGTTTAACAGCGTATTCAGAGGCGTGAGCTAGGCGGTTATACCAGCCCTCTAGGTTTGGTTTTTGACTTGGGTCATTCGCGCAAATACGGGCGTACTTACGGCCACGGTTTACGCTGAGCAATACGGTTAGGCTAAGTGCTGGGCGCTCTACGATAGCGGCTAAGGTTTTTGGCCCCATACGGCTATCTGGTTTTGAGTTTACTAGTCGCTGGGTGAGCATGGTCATGGCGGGTGCGCCGTGCTGCACTGCGCCATCAAGCAGCATAAAATCAACACCTGCGGGGACTTGCTCGCAATACATAGCACGCCAATAGTCACGGTGATAAAGGCGAACAGCATGGGCAAAGGTTAGGTTTTTAATATCAAGGTTTGGGTATGCACGCTGACTAATTCCGTACTTTGTAAGGCCACCACGGTCTGATGCTATATCGTTTAACCCGCCGTCACTGCGTAAACCGCCCTCTAAATATAGAATTGACAATATGCACTGGGCAAATTTAAGCGAATAAGGAGCAAGCGCCGCTTGTATTTCGGGCGATTGTTTAAAGTAGTTTAAGTTGTGGGTGTTAAATACGAACATACCGAAAAGCCTTGCTGTTTTTCGGTATTGTGGTGTGACTTAGCTAATTAATGGCCTTGCGGAGTTTTGGGAATTAACTCATTTCAAAATTACTTGCTAACTCAACAACATCTTTATATTTTTCCATGTCAGATTCAATATTATTATAGCCAATAGATAACCTCAACATGTCATCATCGCCGATGTCACGAACACTTAAGCCACTGATTTCACGTATTACTTGTTCAAAATCTGTAGTTTTTCTTGCGAAAACCTTTTCAAAATAACTGAACAATGTTATCGAACTTGAGAGTTTCTTTATTCTTTCACCGCTTCCTGGGTCATATTTCTCTGCACGCATTAGAATACCTAGATGCTGATTAGGATTCGATATATCTAAATATATATACCTCAGATCCTTTTGTAGCTCTGATAAGCTATATGCCTTTGAGTCAAATTTATTTCTATCTATATCAGTAAGTAACTCATCATATACTGACTTTTTATGATGTAATAAAGTTAACATTGTAAAAACCTTAACAATATCGATTTTTACTGCATTCAATGAAAATACAATTATTTTTATTCTATTTGTTATCTTTATAGCTTCCCTTGGTGTAATCTTAAAAGCATTAAATAATGAGACTGCAAATTTTAGAAATTTCTCTTTTACATCTTCAACAAATGGAAATAATAGTAATTTACTCTCATCTAAAAAACTGCTTTCTAAAAAGCTAGTATCACAATGTGTTAGCAATAACTCTTTCGATAAACTAGTCCGGATAAAATATCTACTATCAAAAAACCTATTCAAATAAGATTCAGCGTTAAAACCTTGTCCATAAACAGCTTTTATAGTGTGTTGTAGTTCTTTCGTGTTCGTTGCCACTATGAAAACAAGCCCTGGTATATCAAAAACATGCTTTATTGCTTCTAGCATTTCTACTGCATAAGTTGGCTTACACCTATCTAACTCATCAATAAAGATGTAAGCGGGATAATCTATTATAGTCGTACAACTTTCATCAAAAGGGTTTTCTCTAACAAGTTTTACCCAATCTTTTATAGATTTACTCAATGCTTCTACATTTTGTTTGTGGCTTTTGTGTTCACTATAAAATTGACTAAGTATCGCTTCACCAGCTGCAGCAAAATTAATTTCATTTTTTTTACTATCACTTGGCTTGCTAGCATCATCACATTTAGGGTCTGTTGTTTCAGCTTCACTATCCGATGAAAAAACACTTAAATCAAAGCCTAGAAACTTTTTCATTACAGCACTTGCAACTTTAGGTGCTGCTTTTTTAAGTACATTGTTTGCTTTATCGATGGCCGACTGAGTGCCTTTTTTTGATGTTTGCTCTTTTAACTGCTCTAACAACTCCGTTAGCACTGTAATTAATGGAGACTCAAGATAATCCGTTGACCATGCATCAATATAAACGACTGGATGATCTTGCTTTAATGAATTTGCCCAACGCTTCAAAAAGTAAGTTTTCCCAGCCCCCCAATCAGCATTTAAGTTCAAAACATGACTTTTAATGCTGTCAATATCGCTTCCTCTGGTTGGGTTTACCTCATTATTAATTGTCTGAGTGAGGAAGCTTGCATGTTTTGCTCTATCAAGCAGATCCGGTGGTAAATTTTCATTCTGAAATGGAGTTTCACTATCCCAGTTAAATCGACTCATGTAATATCCTTTTTGTTGTCATAATACATAACTATAAACAAAAGGATTTACTATGTCTTCCTTATCAGAAATTTACAATTCAACTAAATCAGCTTTCTATGAGAGGTTATCTCACCCAATTTTAGGTAGCTTTATTATATTTTGGCTCGTGTTCAATTGGGAAGCAGTTTTATTTGTAATTTTCGGCAATGAAGACATGCTATACAAATTTAAGTGGGTTAATGAAAATCATACAGATATATTGCAAAATTTTGCCTACCCACTGGCTTGCTCTCTTGCCGCTACCCTCATACTCCCTTTTCTTTCTCTATACCTAAGACTCTTTACAAACAAAATACATCTATGGGGGTTATACATTGATATTAATTTTAAGAGAGCTGTTGAAGCTCTCAATAAAAGTTCTTCTGTTAACGATTTTGAAACCGTAAGCATAGAATTAAATCGGACTGAACAAGCTTTAGATTTAGCAAAAACTCAATTTGAAAGTGAATTAAGTTCATTAAAAAGCCGTTTTAATATGTTCACTCCTTTAATGCTTGAAATTGACATTCCTCAAGCTCTTTTAGATAAACATCTAAATAGTAAAGAACAATGCAAATTAAATATTTTAGTTGAACTGTCTAAAGTGCCTAACAAATCTCTCAGAATTGAAGAATTTTTACAAAAAGACATAAAGTTAAATAGTGAGCTTCTAACCGAAATTATGAAAGAGTTTAGTTTCCATGCAATTGTTCATAGTGATACTGATGATTATGGTTACCCGGGTACAAAGGTGGAACTGTCAGATGACGGAGTGTTAGAAATTCTAAACTTGAAAGCCAAAGTTATATCGCAAGAAATGAACCTTGGACGTAACAGTCCCCTACCAAAGCTAATTTAGTTACGATATCAAAACAAGCTTCTCTGCCTCCTTTCAACCTCAATCCTGCGCTGTTGCTGAATAATTTCAGCAATACGCCTTTGAGTTAGCCCAAACTTAATAGCTAATTTTTCCATGTTATAGCCGTTAAACTCTTGCCATATTTGAATATCACGCAAAGCTGCTTTTAGTCGTTGGTCTGTTGGTATGTATACATCGCGACCACCAAAATAATGACCTATTGCTAGGGTAATTGCCTCACCTAATATGCGCGGATCATTAATTTTAGCTTTAGTTAATTCAGCCTCTATGAGTAAGGCTAATGATTGTAAGTTGCTAGGCCAGCGCTTGCGAACGGCTACGGCATCCTCTGGTGATAGCTGAGTAAGACAATGTTGCAGCTCTTCAACACTACTACCAAATAGCTCTGTTTGCTGCTCTGTATGATTAGCCATTATTATCACCTTGTTGCTCTTTTAGTAATTCGCGCTGGTACCACTTTTTTAGTGGTTCAAGCACTTGAATAGCTTGCTGCTGGGTTAAAAAGTGCGTGTGGTAACTGACGTTTGCCCCTACTTTTGCACGGTTTAGTATGCGATTTACGTAGGCATCTAACGCGGTTTCTGAACCATCGCGCACAATCCCTTGCTTGTGCATAGTGATCCAAATAGCGCGGATTTTGTTTATTTCACCATGTTGCTTTGGTGATGATTTAGGGCTTAAACGGCGTTTAGCTTTGGTTTTAAACCCTGCTTTTTTAAAGTGTTCTAACACTTGGTTTAACTCTGACAAGCTCATTTGACTACACGATGTTTTGCCCGCTGAGCCAAAAAGTGCAGCGCGGTAGGTGTCGTCGTCTAACCATAGCTGGCTTTTAGCTATGTGAATTAGCTGTATAAGTTTTTGCTTAGTCATGGCGTTTAAACTCTTCTAACTGCTCGCGTAGGCTTAAATAGCTTTGGCAAATGTCTGCGCCTTCTTGCTGTGTAAACACGCTGCTATCAATTGCAAAAGTGTGTGATAGCTCTAAAAACTTAACCAATGCGGCCAGCTCTTTGAGTTGTAGGCTTGGCGTTACTTGTGTATTTGGGGTAGTCATAAAACCTCCTATGTTTGCTGTTTATCAAAGCTCTTGCTAATTGAAAAAGCTTTGATAAAAAGCCGCATCCATGCGCACTTTTTGGTTACTTAACTGGGTTGTGTTATACCTTTTTGCACTGGTGGGTTAATGCCGACCAGTTGGCTTTGCACTACAAATGTGATGTTTTGAAATACAAAGTTGATATTCACGGGCTCTTTGCTTTTAGCTACGAGGGTTACAAGGCTTTGTAAGTCGCTGTGTTCGTTTACTTTAATTGTTGGTTTAACTTCCATGGTTAGTGCTCCTTTATAGCTTAGCTATATCAAGTGAGATTGCGCGCTCTTGCTCGCCTACGGTTTCGTAAAAACGGATAAAACGGGTTGAATCTATGACTTGGATTGCATCGGCTATGATGTCCATAGCACGCTGCCATTTACCGCTGTCGTCGGTGATTTTAAGGCGGCGCAATCCAAGCACTTTTTGCACGCTGACTTTGCCTTTTTTATCGGTGGCAAAGGTTTGCTCAATAATCAGTTTTAGGTTTTCGTTTGCGCCCTCGCTCCACTCGTTTAGGCATTCGTCTATTAACTCTTTTGCTATTAGCAGCTCTGGGCCAAGCTCGATGCTCTCTTGTACTTGCAGGGTGATTTTTTGCTTGTGATCAAAACTGCGTAATGTGACGTTGCCCTTTTTACCGCCCATTTCTACTGCGTACTCTTGGGCAAGTAAGCCCATGAATGCGTCAAACTCGCTCATTTGCTGCTTTTTAAATTCAGCAAGTTGATAGCTTTGTGCCTTGGCTAGTTCAATCGCTTTTTGTACAAATTCATGACGAATTATGTCTGCTGGGCGAATGCCTTTGAGTGGTACTTGTTGGCCCTTGTGATTGATTAAAAACTCTTGTGGCATGGTGGTTTATCCTTCTATAAACATGATGATTTGGCCGTACAATTTTGCTGGGCGAACTTGGCGCGTTTGCCCGTTTTTGGTTTCGGTTATAACTGGTAAATGTGCTGGGGCTTTGCCTGCCACTTCGATGATGTGGCGGCTAAAGCCTTTATGTGAGCTGATAACTCGCAGCCCTCTTTTTTGCAGTTCTATTAATGTGTCGCGTAGTTCCATGGTTATTTACTCTCGCAAATTTTTGAGTGAGGGCAGCCATTACGACACGCCCTATAAAGTGCAACACGTACATGATTGGTTGCTGCAAACTTTTTAGCCTGGTGCTCTAGGCATACGTTGATTGGGATCACATCAAGGATTGGGCAATCAACAGTGCTTGCCATAAAAACACCCTCGACACGTTGCTGAATGACTTTGGTGTTTGCCTTGTATTTACCGTTTATTACTTGGCTTACAGTTGCTTTACTCACCCCTAGTTTTTGAGCTACGAGGCGCATCCCTTGCGCTTTTGTTTCATCAGCAAGTACTTGCAACCAGTTAGTTGTAGTCATGCGCCTCTCCTAAGGTAACGGGAGCTATTTGCACTGTTTTGCGCTTTACTTCTTTGAACTTAACGAGCTTGTTAGTATTGGCATCAAACACGCCTTTAGTTTTGGGGATCGGCCGTTTTGGCCCGGTATTTTTAAGCATGCGGTAAATAGTTGTCTCCCCTGCTCGCTCTATTAATGAGCCTGAACGCGGGGCATTTTTTACAACAAATATGTACCCCACTTTTTTAAGTATTGAGATATATGAGCGAGCTGATGACAGCGACACATTAGCGGTACTTGCCACTTGGCCTGCATCAAACTCGTTTAGGATGCGCATTGATTGCCACATGCGTTGTCTCCCTGAATTTCTATTAGTTACACCACTGTTTACAGGCTGTTCAAACGGGTTATAACTGGCATTTAAAATGCTGTAGTAAATGTCGTCATGATCAGCATGTTCAGCAATCGCGTTTGCTGCGACTAGGCGCTTTGCAAAGGCTTTTAAGCTATCTAATGTGGTGTGTTCGATTGCGTCGCGCACTTGTTGCAATGAAAACCGTTTTAGGATTTTCATTGCTTGCCATGCGTCTTGTAATTTTTGGCGGCTCACTGGTTTTCCCCTACGCTTTTTTAAGGAAAAATTCTTTTGAGCCCCACTGTTGCAGGTCGATACTTGTTAAGCCGTTAGCAAGTGCGAATGCCTCTATTTTTGATAGGCCAGTGATGATGCGGCGTACTTCGCCGTCAGTATCACTAAGTAGCTGTTTGAGTAAATCATCTTGAATAGTTAAAACAGGCTCGATTACTGCGTTAACGATGATTTGTAAGTCTTCAAACTGGGTTGGCTTGAACTCTAACCATTCTGAAATACGGTTATAGAATTGACGATGACGCTGTAATTTACGGCGTACTGATTCCATGCCAATTAATACTACTGGGCAGTAGGTTAGGTCGTGAATGTCTCGCACGATTTCTAGGGTGTTTTTGTCGTTTAATAGGTAGTCGGCTTCATCAATAAATAAAGTGCGATTAGAGATAGCCATGTGCTCAATGATGTAATTAAGCATGGCTTCACGGGTATAAATATCAGGGCCGCTTAACTCTTTAACTATTTGGCGCAGTAATTGGGTTAAACTCATGCCTGATGTAGCGCGGATATAGATACCATCGCAGCGGTTTACCAACCATGCAGTAGCGGTAGTTTTACCTAAGCCTGGATCACCGTAAATTAAGCCGATGCCTGGCACGCCATGCGCGCGCTGTGTTAGTGCTTCAACCATCATTTGAGTGGCTACTACGTTACTTACGATCGCTATTTTAGTTTTCATGGTTTATTCCTTTACTGTTTATGCAATTGAGTTAGTGCAGCAGGTGCTGCGTTCATTTCTGTTAAAAGGTCATCTAGTCGTGCTGATAAGGCACGGTTTTGCTGCTCCCACGTATTCAGCCAAAGCGCATCTACATCACTTAATTGGTTGTTTAAGCGCTGCTTTTTGTGGTACATGGCTTTGTCTTGTGGGTTATTAAATAACGGTACTGGGTTGATATTTGCCGCCGCAGTTTCATCACTTAACTGCTTGCGACGTTTTTCAAATTCGCTTAGCTGCTCGTCGCTGTAGGTTGTTACAGGCTTGCTATCAAGTGCTTTAATTGCTGATTGAGTAATTACATTGGTATGTTCAACACTTTGTTTTGGTAACGTTGCAAGGGCTTTGTTTTGCGCGCTGTAATGGCTGATTACTTCGTTTGCTATATCTGATACATTCACTGATTTAGCTGTCTTTTTAAGCTCTTTTAGCTTGCGTGACGTTTCGGCTGCTTGGCTGCGTTTAGCGTGGTTTGCTACGTCTTGACGGGTCATACCTGCTGATTGAATTTCGTGATCTACCGCGACACAAATAAACTCGTTATTCATGCGATTAAATACGTAAATACGGCCTACGTTTTTAGGGTCCCATTTGCACAGCACTTCATCGCCTACTATTGCGCCAAGCTCAGGCGCAATATAAAAACCGCCACTTAGCTTGATACCTTCTTTACCAATAATGCGTAAGCCTCTGTTTGATGGCACAGGTTGCAGCATTACGTCGAGTAGGCGCTCGTCTTTGATCACTTTGATTTGGTCGCGACTTGCTGCGAATAATTCAAATGGTGTTTTGTTGCCTATGTTGCTGTGTGGTTTGTGGTGGTAACGGTTGTCGATCCAGTTATCTACGAACTCTTGCAGCTGCTGGGCTGTCATGTTGATTTCGATTGCTGATTTATCGCCGCCCTGCTTTGCTAATAAGCGTTGTGCAAATGTTTTGCGCGCTTCGATTGCTTGACGTTCTGATACGTTATGGCCGATATAGCCTGTTAGTAGCTCGGCTAAATCATGTGAGAACGTTTTGAAAAAGCGCTCGATATATGGCTTTTCTTCACCGCTAAATGGGCGTGTCGTTTCGTGCTTTATATCGAGTGCATCAAACACACTAGTAATTTGAATTGATGTGTAGTCTTTGCCGTTATCAGTACGAGCAATTTCAGGGATACCCCAATCAAGTATAGCTTTACGGATAACTAAACAAATACCGGTGCTGTCGCTGGTTGGGTGGATCACAACTTTAGAACGGCGTGTGTATACGTCGATAATACCGATTAGTGAATGACGGCCATCAACGAGCATTACGTCAGACGGGGTTGAATCGAACTCCCATAACTGATTAATACGTTTAATGTTTTCGTCCATTTTACCCATGGCGCTCATATACTTGTTTTTCCAAGCATCAGGGTTTGCCATTTTGGTATAAAGCGCGCTGTTGTCACGCTTCCAACGTGTTAGCCATTCACGGATTGTGGTTTCTGCTGGGATTGCTTTGCCCTGGCTGTAAAAACGGGCTATTAAACCTTCTTTTACTTGCGTGGCTTTTACGTGTGGGTATTGGTAAATCATAGCGATGCAAAAATCACTAAGCTCTGGATCAGAGTCGATGATTGATTTGCCTGAGCGCTTAATTTTTACAGCAAGTCCTGCAATGCCTTTTTGATCTACCGTTTTTTGCCAGCGCAATAAGGTAATACGCGAAACGGATGGGATTAAGCTTTTGTGCTCTGCTGGTATATCTAACAAGCCTTGGTTATAGCGCTCACTAAATAGATCAAACCCTAAAACTTTAGGTAGACTGTTCGCACTTACAAACTCTTTGGCTGCGTTTAATAAATAGATTTTCGCACTTGCTTTGGGTGGGATATTCTCAAGCCCTGCGAGTTGCTTTAAGTTTTGATGCTTAAGTTCTGTTGCTAGTTGTTGGTTTAAACGATCACTTTGCTCGTTCACAGCAAGGTATCCTTTGCCACTTTGGGCTGCTGGCGATTGATTATCTTGAATCATTGCTTGTTGCACTTGCACACAAATGTGTGCAGGAAGTTCAACAAGTGCATACTTGCGAACTTTTCCGCCTCGGCCTTTTACTTCTGTATAGGGCCATGCCTCAGCCTTAGCTTTTAATTGAATACTGCGCTTACTTACTAACAAGAATGCAGCTATCTGGTGAGCTGTTAATAGTTCCATTATTCAACCCTCATTAATTTACGGCGGCCTGCTTTACGATTTGGTTTACCATCTACCCCATAACGTTCAGGCCATATTTCAAAGGCGCTGACGCCAATTACTTCGGCAATTATTTTTTCAACTACGGGATAAGGCCGATGTAAAGCGGTTTGCACAGCGTTTGATGTATAGCCACGACTAAATGAAAGTTGACGACAAGACCAACCCTCAACTTCTAAGGCTGCCTTTATTTCTGTTACCGTCCAACCTGGACGATTTGCATGTTCCATTTTATGCACCCTTTCGTGTGTATTTTGTATTCATGCACACAAATATATACACACAAAGTTGTGCATACAAGCATTATTTGCACACAATTGAGTGCATTACAATTAAGGCATTGATTTATATGTGAAATTAATTTTTTAGTTTTTTGCTTGGCTGGATCGCGCTTCGCGCTTTGAAGTGCGAAGAGATCGCACTTCGAAGAAAAGCAGATTTTCAATTTTTATTTTGTATGCACTCGCTTGTGTGATTAAATACTGTTATGTCCACGATCATAACTATTGATAAAGTTAATGCCTGCATTCAATGAGTACTTAAAAACGTTAAGAGAACGTAAGTTCTTAGATATCGGAACAGTAGCCGAACGAACTGGCGTGCATAGAAACACTCAATCAAAATATGAGGATAGTCGCGATCCCCCTTTCGATTATTTAGTGGAGTTTTCAGCTTTAGTTGGTGAGCCATTTATCAATGTTTTATTAAAACGCCTGGATGATTCTAAAGCTTCACCAAATGCAATTGATCGTGCGTTAGACTCTTTAACACCAACGCCTGTGGCCCATACTCAGAGCCAACTGAGTGACGAAAATCATACTGATAAGTTACAAGTTCAACTAAGTGAAGAGTCACACACGCTAATACCAGCAAGTGCATTAATTTCTATAGATACTAGCAATAAAACTATTGATGCTGATTCGATTTATGGGTTTTTAAACCCAATGAATGGTGGTTATTTTGCTGCCAAGTTAAAGCTTACAAATTCTAAGCTTCATTTGTTGTTTGATCACCCTACTCGTAAAGACTTGAGCTTTGCAATTGAAGGTGGTGAAACCGAATCTCATTACATTCTAAAAACACTCGGTTTATTAGGAAAAGTTGTGAAAGCTGAGCTTAGCTTTTAA